ACTAAAGAAGCATGGATCAAACCATACCTGAAGGACAAGCCCGCGAACCTGGTGATTAGATTGTCTTCAAGTATGATCAATCAAGCAGGTATTAAAAGCTGGCCGAACACCTCAACGGTAGTTACAAAAAAACCTAGCTGTCCAGCGCCAAAGCAGGGCGGCAAATGTTTAGATTGTAGAAAATGCTGGAACCCAAAAATTAAAAATATTAGTTATGGCAAGCATTAGATCTAAGCATAACAATCTATTAAACTATTTCATTTGCGATCACGCGCGCCTATCAAAGGCGTACGTCCGCAAGTGTGAAAAATTTTTTGCTGCGGCTGGTCAATTGGAAAATGATATATTGAAACCGAGATGTAGCCACGAGGACGCAAAGCCTCTAGGAACCAGACTTCGGACGCAGCAGAAACAGAGGGCTGGTAGTATTCCACCAGCCCTCAAGCATAAATAAAAAATAAGGGTGGGTCCCGCCCACAAGCACGCACCACAGTCCGCAAGCCGAGGCCACAGGCCACAGGTCACAGGTGCATGTTTCACGTGAAACGAAAAAATAAAAAGGGTGGGTCCCGCCCACAAGCTCTTCTCTGGGGCCGCGACACTTTGTCCATTGACCTTGGACATAGGATATTGTAGGACGCTAAACTTTTTGTAGAAATTTAAAGCTTGACATCATGCCCACGGCACACGGTTCGGCAGAACCGGCTACAAGATCACGGATCTTGGACCCCTCATAAAGTTTTATGTCTGTCTGACAGAGGCCTTTGGCCATGATGAAACTGTTGTGCGGATGCTTGATATGGAAGCCAATTTGGTGTGGAGAGAACCGAATTTTTTTAGCCAAATTTAGTTTTAATTCTATAGTGAAAAAGTGACCAGAAGTATTATAAACCAATAGATCAGGAGTCCCGTGTGCAGCACTATTTTCCAAGCGTGTAAATGATAATTCGCAATTATTTTTAATATTGAACGCCTTAATTTCATGCCAAAATTTAGTCTCTCCCTTAATCATTTTTTAGGCTAAGTGAGTCGCTTTCTGGCTAATCAATTTTTTTGATTACTTCACCCATATTCCATCTTGAGGAATACAAAGTCATCACCAATCTATGAGTCTCACGCACGCCAAGTATTTTGTTTTCCATTAATTTAATGTCCTTGATGTCGTAATATTTTCCGTCAGGCAAACATACCTGTACTCTAGCCTCTTGGGCTACCGGTGATTTTAAAAACTTATCTAGGGCCTGTCTTAATAGCTTTCCTGATACCATTACTTGAACATATACCAAAAATAATTTATATTGCAAGCATGGGAGTACCAAAAAGACTTACAGAAAAACAAATTAAATTTGCGAATTTAATAGTGTCACAAGAAGGTCGAAAGACTGATTCTGAATGTGCTATTGAAGCAGGTTATGATCCAAACTCAGCTTATGTATCAGCTAGCAAATTACAGAACCCATCTTTGTATCCTTTGGTTGCTCAATACATTGGAAGACTCAGAGCAGAGAAGTTAAAAAAATACGACATCACTTATGAAAAACACCTGGCTGAACTAGGTAAAATTAGAGATGAGGCTAGAGAAAGTAAAGCCTGGAGTGCTGCAGGTAATATGGAAATAGCTAGAGGTAAGGCTGCAGGATTCCAAAATAATACTAACTTACATCTACATAAAAACTTAGATAACGTTGATGAATCAGAGTTAGACAAAGAATTAGAGAAAGCATTAAAAACTTTCAAACCTATTATAGATGCTGATGCAGAAGTAATTGAAGAAACTAAAGATTAATCTTCTCTAGTTTTTTAATGCAGCCTGTTGGAAATACATTACGATCCGAAAAAGACTCGAAGTGACTATCATAAGACGCAAAGGTTTTAAGATTCTTTTTATCTTTTGAAAATATATACGCATGAGTTATCATCTCTGCAGGTTTCATCTCATTGAACTCGTTAATATCAGCATGGCCCGCGTCACCCAAAATATCCAACCAGGTTATTTTATAAAAGTAATATCTTTTTTTATTTATAAGAACTGATTTATATTTGGATTTTTTCTTGATCATACCCCTGTATAGCACCTATAGGTTTTTTCTCTAGGCACATTTTTTTTCAAAAACTTTTTCTTATGCGCGCGTACGGGTTTGCTAAAAGTGTTGGTATAAGCCAATTATTGTAAATTGTAACAGCTGTAACACCATTGTAACAGCGTTTTGTTACAAAAATATCGTCTATAAGTGTTGGTATATGCGAATAATAGCATTTTAAAAACGATTGTAGGCATTGTAACAGGGTTTTGAAAAAAAAAAAAATAAAAAAATTTCTCTGGCAAAAAAATTCTATAGGTAAAAACTTTCCTTATTTTTGCCATAATTATTTCTTCCTCATTGGTTTTTTAGTGTTTGCTTTCTTCATTGGTTTTTTGCCATACATTTTATTTCTCCTTAATTTAGTGATCTCATATTTATCATTCCTTAAAATAAAAGACCCACCGAAGTGGGTCTAGGAGGAGAGTTCTCTATCGTAGGAATAGAGAAATAGCGGGCATAGTTTGCCCTCATGTTCATAATTCTACATTAATCGTGTGTCCAGTGCAATATCAATTTAACCTTTTTGTAATATTTTTTAATATGTTTTCTATGGCAAGTTCATACTTTATTTCTTTATACATTGGTGCAACACTACCGAGATGAAAATGATGAACTGCTTTTCTTTCTTCATGATTTAATTCGTTAATTACTGCATTGAGTGTTCTTACTTTATCTAATTCCAGGTCGTCATACATCTCATCAAATGTATCTTCAGTAGATGCTCCACCGGAACTCATACCTAAACTACGTTTTGGATAACCAAGACCATAGTCGTCATTCTTCATCCATCGAGTCCATAAACTTAACAAATGTTTTAGATATTCTAAGTTCATTCCATATCCCAAGAGTAAGATTTACTATAAGTAACATTACTACCATATCCTGATCGTCTGTTACCGCCCTGTTCTAGTTTTCTAACTGTGCGACCTTTTATTGTAAATTGTTTTTCTATCTCTTCGGGTGATGGATAAAGATGTTCAGCAAGTAAACATTCATAATGTTTTGTATATAATCTTTTGCCATTTTTCTTTTCAGATGTAAATCTTACTAACCCATAGTCTCTCATCTTTTGTAGAATATTATGTATATGAATTTTGTCTAATCCTGACTGCTGACAAATTTCTTCTCTAGTTAACTCCTTACCATCTAATACTTTTAAGCAAGCATCTATTGCTTCTTTTCTACTAACCATTCTTTCTTTTACTTTGTATTTATAATCTCTTCTATCATAAGGATTTTTAACTAACGTCAATTTCTTTACACTCCCATCTATTGCTTTTATTTTTATACCAACCATGAACTAATAGTTTCCAGTTGGCATCCCTTAAATTACTAACGTGTTCATTCTCAGATATTTTCTTAACTCGTGCTGATATATTAGATTTGGAAGTAACCTGTATGGCAGTGGTTTCTCCATCTTTAACTGCAAGTATATCCCATGCTCCAAAAAGATCGCGCCTATTACCAAATGCACGATTACCGAAACTTGGTATCCACACTTCGACCACCTGGACTGTTTCATACCCTTCACTTTTTAATTTTCTTAGTGTCAGTTGTGTCGGAGACATTCCTGCCATTTTCTTTTTCCTTTTGTTTTTTAGCAAACGTAGTGTTTTCCCAAAATGGGTTTGACTCTACTAATTTTAAATTCTCATTTCTTCTTCCTGACCCCTTGCCCATGATGAACTTCCTTCTTTATAAAATTAGATGGTAAAACAATATAATCTTCATGTAGACAAGAGGTATATGGCGCATCGGCATAATACTCAGCCACATACTTATTGGCTACGGCACAACTAATAAAGTTTCCTACATATTGTGGATCTTCCATCGTGAACCACACCACTAAACAATATTCAAACATATTACTTCTCCTGGTAGTTATCTATACGATTAACATTCAGTATATGTTTTATGTCCTCATTATCCAACATGTATTCTTTTACATCGTCCCACTTCACACGATTATCGTAAACAATACGCCTTAAGTTACCACGAATGCCAGGATAGGCAGATCGAGGTCTTGCTT